TGTTCATGTTGGAGAATGTAGGACCAAGATAATTGTTGCTGTTGACATTTACTGCACTGTTGATCACATTGTTGGTCAACGCAATATAACCTTGTGCCGCACCAAACGCCTGTGCAAATTTGCTAAAGTCTCCTGACCCCAATTGGGTGCTGGCTGCTGTGGTAATTGTAGTGGCATAGCCTGCGTTGCCCACAGTCCAGGACACATTGCTAGGCACACTGTCGCCCAGGGCAGGACAGTAGTTGCCTGCAACATTGGCTCCCAGAGTTTTGAGATTGGCTATTGTGCCTGCGCTGATTGCCAGTCCCACATTGCTTGTGGCCTGGCCTATGGTGTAGATCAAGTTGGCTATGGGTGCAAGAGCATTGTAGCTGGTAATGTTGTTGGCCAATTGTGTATTGGCTGTGATGGCATTGCCAGAATAGAAACCCACACCTGCTGTGAGCTGTAAGGGTGTTGCTGTTGACTCTGCCATTATCCTGCTCTCACTGTGCTGGAACCTGCCACGCGACTGTGTCCACAAGTGTCTGCATCACCATCACGTATTACAGATTTCCCGCCAGCTCGTACTGTGCCCGAGCCACCTGAAGTCACTGCCGAACAATGTATGCCGCAACCGGGTTGTCCACAGCAGGGATGTGGGGTCACAGATATACCAGGCACAACAATGGGGCGACCATTCACACGCACCGAGGCCACACCTGAAGTGTTGACACCTCCCGAGCTGTTTGGATCACCTTGTCGTTGTGCTGCTGGCATGTTATCCCATTAAGATTTTACTGCGCACAGGTTTGATACCTGTTGTGGCTTCCAAATAACTGTCCCCAACGTCTTCACGCACAGGAGCAATCATTGCCACACTAGATATATTTACCGTGACTTCTTGCTCAGGATCTGCGGTGAACAAACTGTTCATTAACTGTATACCTTGCTGTCCGGGCACCACTGCAACAGGCTTGCTCAGGGTGAGAGTACTGCTGTCAAATGCTGTGACTTTGGCCACAATCTCTTCACCATAGCCCATGCGCATGGTGTATGTTTTTCCTACTTCAACGCTCATTCTATTTCCTTTTTAACTATTGCCAACTGATAATTTACCAATCCCAACTTGAGCCTGTGATAAAACATGTTCACAAAGGCATCAATACTTTGTTTGCAACGACCCAAGTAATGTAGATCGTCTTCCCAAAGATAGTCGTCAAACAACATCACACCTCCAGGACGCAACAATCCAAAACACATCACAGCATCTGCTAGTGCATCATCTGCGTTGTGACTGCCGTCTACGTAGATAAAGTCATACTGACGTTGATCCACAATTAGTTGTGCCAGAGCAGGGAAACTCATGTTGGCCACAACTTCAAGTGTTTGTCCAGGTTTTTTAACTTCTGCAGTGTTGGCCCGAAACACTTGTTCAATGCTACGATCCTCAGGTATTGAATCATAACTGAATGCTGTGACAGGACGATTGGCAAATGGATCTATACAGGTAATGGTGCCTGTGTCTGCCAGCATGTTTTCCAATATCCAGCAGGTGCTGCGGCCTTCATGGCTGCCTATTTCTAGTATGCTATCAACTGTTTTTTGTTTTTGTAAGTAGTTGGTAATGTAATCAAAGTTGACCAGTGCATTGCTGAACCAATCAGATGTGAATTGTGGCATTACATCAACCTTTGGCGCAGTTCCTGAAATCCGCCCACATACTCTTCATCCAAGAAAATTTGTGGAACTGATCGTGCCGTGGGCACCGACTCCAACAGTTGTTCACGTGTCCAGTCTTGACTGATGTTGCGTACTTCGTATTCGATGCCTTTCATTTCCAACAAGTTTTTGGCTTGTTCGCAGAAGGCGCATTGGTCTTTTGACCATACTATTGCTTTCATTTTGTTTTTCCTTTGGGTTCTATTTTGATAATGCATGGTGAATCAATGCGATCCGACATGGCTTTGACACCATCTGCCCAGGCGTGCATTTTTGCTGACAGCCAGTCTAAAAATTGCACTCGCAGACAACGATTTTTTTCTTCAATGCGTTCAAACTTTTGCATCACATTGCGAATGTTCTGAAAGTCTTCAGACTTTCGAATCGACTCTCGAATTGTGGAGTCTGACACTGGCTCTGCAATGTCTTTGATTTTCTTATAATCTTTGATCCAGGTTGTAGCTTTCACGTGTTTTCCTTTATTATTTTCTTTCCTATACCCAATTGATAGTTGAGTATATACCAATCTATTTGTCTTGTAAAACAAGTGCAAAAAGCATCTATAGCAATCTTGCCTCGATCCAGCACATCTGGCAGATCCTCATACAAGTAGTCATCAAACAACATGATACCACCTGGTTTGAGCATGCTCCAACTCATCACAGCATCGGCCAACACGTTGTCACAACAATGGTTGCCATCGATGTAGATAAAATCAAATTGTTTCTTTTCTACAACCATTTGAGCCAAAGTAGGATAACTCAGCGCCACATGCACTGTGAGATTTTGGCTGGGTTTCTTTGCTTCAGCAGTGTTGCGTCTAAATCTCAATTCCCATTCGCTGCCTTGTGAGCCAATTTGATCTGTAAAAGGATTTATGTGATTGTTGGCGAATGGATCTACACAAGTGATTGATCCTGTGTCACTCAACATGTTTTCCAACGCCCAACAAGTGCTGCGTCCTTCATGACTGCCAATTTCCAATATGTTATCAATGCTGCCTAAATTTTCAATTAAATTTGTTTTGATGTGTTCAAAGTTTGGAATATTTTTAGTAAACCAATCCGATGTAAATTCTGCCATGTGTTTCCTTAAAGATCGGGCAATTCATCATAGTCCAAGCTGTCGCTCATGACGCCGATAACATAGTTAGTTGATTCGTTCTCTTGCAGTGCAGTTTGTTTCTTCGACGTGTCCACATGCTTCATGAACCAAGGAATTGGTGTGCTACGAGGTGCAGGCTCCAGATACTTGATGCCGATCTCTTTGAGTGCGCCCACTGCTGTGTAGTCCACAAAGTCCTTTAGGATCTGTGCGTTGAGTCCAATCACAGGACCTTTCTGGAACAAGTAATCTGCCCAGGCTTTTTCTTCACGGATCACATCCAAATACATTTGATATACTTCGGCTTCACATTCTGCCTTGGCAGCAGCAAAACGTGGATCTTCTTTGACTACTTGATTGATAATCCAAGCAGTCCAGTCCTTGTGCAGGATTTCGTCTTGCAAGATCAGGCTAATGATGTTGCCGTTGCCAATAAAGATACGATTCTCTACCATGGCTAGACTTGTAGCAAATGAAACCATGAAGCGGAACGCTTCTAGCGCATAACTGGCATTGAGTGCCAGCCAGATTGAGTTGATATGTTTTTGTTCGAGAACCATACCTGTCATTTCACTGCTGAGTTCTTTATGGCAATTTATTCTGTGCAGTTCGTCATAGTAGTTGCCCACACTTGATGCCATGTCCACAATCTCTTGTGTGTCGTGAATAGTGTTGAACACATCCTTGGGCACATTGTAGATGTTGCGAATAATGTGGCTGTAACTTCTACTGTGAATGTTGGTTTCAAAAAAACTCCAGTTATACATCAATGCTTCCAATTCAGGTATGCTCACAACAGGAGTAAACACCTGTGCTGGTCCACGTCCTTGCAAACTATCCAAGGCTGTTTGACGCAACAAGTTTGATGTAAAGATATGTTTTACTGTTTCACTTGCATCTTTAAAGTCATTGGCATCTTTGGTAAGACTGATTTCTTCTGGAATCCAAAAGAAACCACGTGCCTCTTGTTCAAACTTCACAAGTTTGTTGTATTTGACTTCTTCAAAGCGTTGGATTGTAACAGGACCTGCTGGGTCCAAAAACATCTTGCGATGCAGGTAATCAGTTTTGGTGGCGAGATTGTATTGTTCTTTGCTCATAATTTGCAACTTTCGCAGTCTTCTATATCATCAAAGTCTATGACTTCTAGTGGTGCTTCTTCTTTAGCGGCTTTGGCACCTTGTTTGTTGATTAAACTGTAATAGAATGTCTTGATACCCCAGTGATGTGCTTGCATTAGATTTTTAGCAATCAAGGTAGTGGGTACTTTGCGA